CTAATACTAATGTTTATTATAGTTTTGCTAGAAGCCGTATTGAAAATACTAACTCACATTTTGGGTCTACTAAATTATATTTTGGTGGTATTATCCCAGGAAACACAACCCTTACAGTATATGGGTTTAAAATAAACAATAACAATGTTATAACAGTAACATCAGGTAATATATTTATTTCAAGAATAACACCATAACTTGGATATATAATATTTTTTTATTATATTAAGTTTTAAATTAAAATGTTTTATGAAATTAAGTGTAGTTACACCTACCCATAAGGGTACTTATTTAAATGAATTATATGATTCATTAAAAGATCAAACCTATGATAATTGGGAATGGTTACTTTATCTAAACGGAGGTCTACGTAAAGATGATTTATCATCTGAAATAATTAAGGACCCACGTGTAGTAATTCATCATGATATTAAATGTTCTTTAAGTACAAATGTAGGTTATTTAAAAAATAAAGCCTTTCATTTAGCTACAGGAGATGTATTAGTTGAAGTAGATCATGATGATGTCATTACTCCCGATTGTTTAGAAGAAACAGCAAAAGGATTCGAAAATCCAGAAATTGGTTTTGTATATAGTGATAATGCTAAATTACAGGATGATTTCATCCCTTATGGTTCTGAATATGGATGGACCCATCAAAAAGTAGAATGGAAAGGTAAACATTATATTTCTATGGATTCATTTGAACCATCAGCAAATTGTGTTTCCCTTATTTGGTTTGCTCCTGATCATGTTCGAGCATGGAGATCATCAGTTTATAAAGAAGTAGGAGGTCACAATCCTGAATTATCAATTCTAGATGATCAAGAATTAATAATGAGAACCTATATGGTTACTTTATTTAAGTATATTCCTAAAACACTTTATTTTTACCGAATTTATGGAGAAAATACTTGGTTAGAACGAAATCAAGAAATTCAAGACGGTACTGTAGCTATGATGTATGAATGGCAACAACGTTTAGCTGAACGTGATGCTGACTTAAAAGGTCTACGTAAAATTGACATAGGTGGTGGTTTATACCCGCGTGAAGGATATGAGTCGGTGGATATTACGAATGGAGATATTACCGCGGATTTAACGCAAAAATGGCCATTTGAAGATAATTCAATTGGTGTAATAAATGCATCCCATGTTATAGAACACCTACCAGATAAACAATTTACAATGTCGGAAATACATAGAGTTTTAGCAGATGGTGCTTGGGCTTTTATTGAAGTCCCATCTACAGATGGTAGAGGAGCTTTTCAAGATCCAACCCATGTAAGTTATTGGAATGAAAATTCATTCTGGTATTATACTAAAAAACTACATGCGGATTTTATATATAATGATAAAATTCATTTCCAATCATATGTTTTAGATACTTATTTCCCCGATGAATTTATGTACGATAATAATATTCCAGTAACTAGAGCATATCTAAGTGCTATTAAAAGTGATAAACGTAGACCAGGATATAGAGAATTATAATGACAGAACAATTTAAACAATTCCATGACCTAACTCGATCAGGTATTAACAATGGTGATGAAATTACAGTATTAGCTGTAGATAATTTTTATAATGACCCTGATGGTATCAGAGAATTTACAATAAATAATTTTAATTTTGAACCTTCTCAATGGCATAAAGGTCAACGTAGTCATGAAAAATTAATAGTTGAAGGTACAAGAGAAAAACTAGAAGGAATATTACAACAAAAAATAACAAATTGGGATTATAACTATAATGGTGTATTCCAATTTTGTACTGCTGAAGATAAATTAGTATACCATTGTGATACCCAACAATACGCTGCTGTAGTATTTCTTACCCCAGATGCACCACCTGAATCTGGAACTAACTTTTATCGTTCTAGATTAACAGGTAAAACACGTTTTGAACCTTGGGAGAATGGAAGTGATATATATAATGATACTTTTATTAATGGTAATTATTATGATAAAACTAATTTAGAATTAATAGATAAAATAGGTAATGTTTATAATCGATTAGCTGTATGGGATGCTCGTACAATTCATGCTGCTAGTGAGTATTTTGGAGATAATATGTTTAATTCAAGATATTTTCATATGTTCTTTTTTGATTGTGATAAACCCGAACCCCCAAGATATTAATATATGAAAACATTTTATAATTTCGATCCTAACTACGATACAAACCCAACAGAATTTTATTGGTTCCAAGAAGCATTTACATCAGATGAAATTGATAAAATAATTACGGATTGTAATAAAATAGATACACAACATGCTACTATTGCTGGTGGAGGTAATGAAAATGAAATAGCAGGAATAAGAAAATCAACAGTACGTTGGGTACCTCAAACGGATGAATTTAGTTGGATATATTGGAGAATATCAGAATTAGCTAAAGAAGCAAATTCAATATGGAATTTTGATCTACAATCAATGCCCGAACAAATACAATATACCGAATATTTTGATAATGGAGGTCATTATGATTGGCACCAAGATATAGGCCCAGGTGAATTAAGTATTCGTAAAGTCTCAGTAACAATTCAATTATCAGATTCAGATGACTATGAGGGTGGAGATTTAGAAATATTAAGAGGTGCTACTGAAGAAAAAACAGTACGAGGTAAAGGAGTAGCGGTATTATTTCCATCATATATTCTTCATAGGGTTTCACCTATAACTAGGGGAACTAGAAGATCTTTAGTATTATGGTTAGGTGGTTCACATTTTAAATAAAATTTATGTTAGATTTTGGTAATGCATTAGACGGGGATCCTCGTTTTAAATATTGGTTAACTGAAGAGTTTATTAATAGGTCACAATATGAAAAATTTGTTCATGTATGTGAAGGTGATGTTGTGTTAGATATAGGAGCAAGTATTGGTCCTTTTTTATATACTATACAAGATAGAAATATATCTAAAGTAGTAGCAATAGAACCTTTAACCGCATATCATGATACATTGTATAAAAATGCTGGTGATTTACCATTAACATTACATAAAAATGCTATTGGTTCTAAAGATAATGAAGATTTAAAATTAGAATGGAGTTGCCATACTGAAGATGTAAAAACAATTTGTTTTGATTCTATCATTAAAAATAACAATTTAACTCATATTGATTATTTTAAAATAGATTGTGAAGGTGGCGAATATTTTATATTTACTGAAGAATATATTGATTGGATAAAAGATAATGTAAAATATATTGTAGGTGAATTCCACCTAAACACCCCAGAAATGAAATCATCTTTTAAAAAGATGTATGAATTATTAAAATCAAAAGAATTTAATTTTACTATTGAAGATGTTCATGGTAATCCTATTTCAGATAAGTTTGAAGAAAATCTAGATGATAACTGTCAATTTTATCAACAAATAGTATTGTATATTGATAACAGAAAAGTAAAAAAATTATTATATATTGCTCCCCATTTATCAACTGGGGGTTTACCTCAATATTTAACTAAAAAAATTGAATTACTAAAAGACGAATATGAAATTCATTTAGTAGAATGGGTTGATGTAACTGGAGGTAGACTAGTAGTTACTAAAAACAAAGTTCTTGCTTTAGTTCCTGAAAATAGGTTTTACACTTTAGGTGAAGATAAAATGGAACTAATAGACATCATTAACAAAATAAAACCAGATATTGTTCATAGTGAAGAAATACCTGAGTTTTATATGCCTAATGAAATAGCACAAAAACTATATGCTACTGATAGAACTTATAAAATTGTAGAAACATCTCATGATTCCTCTTTTGATATAGAACAAAAACGTTTCTTCCCAGATAAATTTATGTTTGTATCTCAATGGCAGATTGACCAGTATAAGGATATAGACATACCTAAAGTATTAGTTGAATATCCTATTGAATATATAGAACGCCCAGATAGAACTAAAGCATTAGAAAAATTAGGATTAAATCCTAATAAAAAGCATGTATTACATATTGGGTTATTTACATCACGTAAAAATCAAGCAGAATTTTTTGAATACGCTAGAATGTTACCTGATATTGAATTCCATAGTGTAGGTAATCAAGCAGATAATTTTAAATGGTACTGGGAACCATTAATGAATGACAAACCAGATAATTTAACTTGGTGGAATGAACGTACTGATGTAAATAATTTCTATCAATCAATGGATTTATTCTTATTTACATCTCGTGGTAATGCTAATGATAAAGAGACAATGCCTCTAGTAATAAGGGAAGCATTATCATATCAAATCCCTCAATTATTATATAATTTAGAAGTATACCAAAATTACTTTGATTCATATGATAGTGTTAATTATTTAACATTTGATAATTTAGAGGAAAATAAAAATCTAATATTAGAAGCTTTAGGTGAGGAAACAACTATTACCCCTGAAAATGAGGTATTTGTAATATCTACCTATCCCAATTCTGAAAGTGTAATTAACACAACTAAAAAATGTATCGAATCAGTTAAATCTACAGGTAGAAAAGTAATACTTACTTCCCATATACCTATCCCAGAAGAATTATCTAAATTAGCTGATTACTCGATTAATGATAATAATAATATTTTAACTAAACATTCATATTATTGTAACTATTATACATCAACACAAGATGCTGATATACAAATTAATTTAAGAGGTAATGATAATGATATATATCATGGTCCTAGTTGTTATTCTAACTACCATAACGGGGCGGCGATAGCAAATAATTTAGGATTTAAAAAATTATATTTCTTAAATTATGATTATATATTAACCAATTCAGAAGGTATAGATAAAATATCTAATATTTTAAGTAAAAATAATGCTTATTTAGGTAAATACAAAGCAGCAGAAGGAGATACAGTATACACTTATTTCCTAGGAATCAATTCAGATTTTTATTTAAATAATATCCCTAAAATTACAAATGCTAATGATTATGAATCGTTACGACATAAGTGGGGTAGTGAATCTAATGGATATGAAAATATGATGTATCATGCTTTTAAAAATTTACCAAATGTGTATTATGAGGATGAAGTTAAATTTAATGATTTAATAAATAATTCATTTATTCATGAGGATTTTTCAAGAGTAGAATATTATACTGTTCTTCCAACTAATAAAGAAAATATGATAGCCCCTTTTATTAGGATATCTAATGCTAAGGAAAGTAAAACAATTGAAATATCATCATACATTAATGGAGAAGAAACTCATATAGATGTGATTGAAGTTAATCAAAAAATAGATTATTATAAACTTATTCCTTATATTAAAGGTAGTAAAATTAAATTTACAATAATTGATAAATTAGGATTAATTGATACTAAAATATTATCAACTGATGATTTAACAAATAACGGCCAATTAACAATAAAATGAGAATAGCCCAAATAAACCCAGGCTGTGGAATACCAATACCTCCCCCATCATGGGGAGCTATTGAAAAAATTGTATGGGAATTTATATGTAATCTTAAAGAATTAGGACACGAAGTTGATTTAAAATGGTCAAGTGAAGTACAACCTGGAGATTATGATGTAGTAATGGTACACGTAGCTAATTTAGCATTAGAATTAGCTGATAGAGGTGTACCTTATATATTTCAACATCATGACCATCATGCCTACCATTATGGTAGAGATTCTGATGTATATAAACAAAATTTAGAAGCAATGGAACGCTCAGTATTGTCATTAGTTCCTGCTCGTTATTTAGTTGACTATTTTGAAACGGATAAAGTGATGTATTTTTCACATGGTGTAAATACTAATGATTTTTATCCTAATAACACATACCCAACAGACCATAAATTATTAATGTTAGCAAATAATGGTTTAGGTGGTTATGGTGCTCACGATAGAAAAGGATTTACACTTGGTATTCAAACAGCAATGTCTCGTAATTTACCAATCACAATAGCAGGTCCCAAAAATAATGAAAATTGGTTTAATGACAACCCTTGGGCTTATGGATATGATAAATTAAATGTTGTTTGGGAACCATCTAATAAAGAACTTAGAGATTTATATACATCACATACTATATTTCTCCATCCCTCAGATTTGGAAGCTGGACATCCTAATCTTACATTAGTAGAGGCAGCAGCTTGTGGTTTGCCTATTTTAGGATGGATTGAGATGGAAACTGATTTTCATGGGTTATGGAGAGCACCACGCCATCTAGGAGAAATGTTAAGAGGATTAGATACAATTATTGAAGAATACCCAGAATATCGTTTACGTGCATTAGATACGGCCAATAAGTTATCGTGGTTAAATCGTTCAAGAGATTTAGTAGAATTATTTAAAAATATCATATGAAAGAAGTATTAATTCAAGAATACAATAATTTAAAACAATTAAATTTACCCTTTAAAAAAGGAACCAATACTTTTAAATGTAATTTTGTAAAAGGAGCATTTGTAGAAGTATTAGGTCCTAATGAAGCCAAATATACAGTTAATTTTATTGACCATAAAACAGGTAAAGTTAGATACACGTGTGATATTAATAACAATATGTGGACTCGAGCCAATATTGAATACTTCATTAAATGGAAGATAGAAGTTATTAATAAAGAAACAAATGAAATAGATTTTGAATATTTGTATGATTCTACCGATAAACGAGTTTATATCCATCTAGATTCCTCAGCATTAGGAGACACATTAGCTTGGTTCCCTTATGTAGATGAATTTAGAAAAAAACATAATTGTAAAGTAATATGTTCTACATTCCATAACGAATGGTTTGAATCAGAATACCCAGAAATCGAATTTATTACTCCAGGTACTAAAGCCGATGATATATATGCTATGTACAGTATAGGTTGGCATTATAATGAAGATAGAACAGTTAATGAAAATAGAATTCCAATTGAATTTAAAAAACATCCTTTAGGACAATCATCAACTTCCATTTTAGGTTTAGATTATAATGAAATTAAACCTCGAGTTGTAATACCTAATAAAGGACAACAAATCGATGGAAAATATGTTTGTATAGCCCCACATGCTTCAGCACACGCTAAATACTGGAATCATCCAGGAGGGTGGCAAACCGTAATTAATTACTTAAAGGAACAAGGATACAAGGTAGTAATGATTACCCATGAACGTTTAGGTGATGAATGGCATGATTCTAAATTAGGAGGAACATTAACTGGAGTAATTGATAAAACTGGAGATTATCCTATTGAAGATAGAATGGTAGATTTAAAATATGCTTCTGGATTTATAGGATTAGGAAGTGGTTTAAGTTGGTTATCATGGGCTGTAGGTACACCTACAATACTAATCTCAGGATTTAGTTTACCATATAGTGAGTTTTTAAGTTGTGAGCGCGTATTTAATTACGATGAAAATGTTTGTACTGGATGTTTTAACAGAGAATGGCTAAATCCAGGTGATTGGGAGTGGTGCCCTGACCATAAAGATACAACAAGGCAGTTTGAATGTACTAAAACAATAAAACCTACAAAAGTAATCGAATCAATTAATAAAATACTTAACCTTTAAAAAAATAAAATATATTTATCATGGACAACCAGTTTCTTACACCCGAAGAATTACTAGAAATTAAAAATTTAGATAATTCACGAAATGAATTAGTTAATAAATTTGGAATAATAGAGTTTGATATTCAAACTTTAGAACTCCAAAAAGACAAACTAACAGAACAGTTACAACAAATTAATAAATCCTCAGAAGAATTAGGAATTATGTTACAGAAAAAATATGGGGACGGAAACGTTAACATTGAAACAGGTGAGTTCGTAAAAAAATAGATTTTGAACTTTTTTAACATATTTATAACAAAACATAAATTCTACACAAAATGGCAGAAACATTAATATCTCCTGGAGTATTAGCAAGAGAAAATGATCAATCATTTATCACTCAAGGCCCTATCACAGTTGGGGCTGCTATTATTGGTCCTACAGTAAAAGGCCCAGTCGAAGTTCCAACAGTTGTTACATCATACAGCAGCTACGTAAACAGATTTGGTGCGGTTTTAGAAAGTGGTAGTGATACTTATACTTACTTTACTTCTATTGCAGCTTATAATTATTTCCTAAATGGTGGGGAATCACTATTAGTTGCACGTACAGTCTCAGGTTCATATACTTCAGCAACTTCAACAGCTATTCAAAATAGTAACGAAAGTGGAGTATTAGATACAGCATCTGATGCTTTATTAACTTCAATTACAGTAAACCCAACAGATTGTGATGATGCAACTTATACAGCAGTAGATTTGACTGGAGGTACAGGTACTGGAGCACAAGCAACAGTAGTATGTTCGGGCAATACTATTACAAGTATTACAGTAACAACTGCAGGTACAGGATATGTTGTAGGAGATACATTAACAATTGCTGCTTTAGATTTAGGAGTCGCTTCATCAGCAGCAACCATTCTTTTAGATGCAGGTGATATTGTGAATAATATTTCATTTACCTTAAAAACAATTTCTGAAGGTGTTATAATGAATAGCTCAAGTTCATTAGATGCTTCAGGTTCATTGGCTTCAGGTAGTTCAGATAATATTAGATTTGCAATTTCAAATCCATCTACAGCAAATGGTACTTTTGATTTACTTATTAGACAAGGTAATGATAATACAAACGATCAGATTGTATTAGAAACTTGGACAGGTTTATCATTAGACCCAATGGCTGATAATTTTATCACTAAAGTAATTGGTAACCAAGTTGAAAGTTACAACTCAGTAACTAATCAAATTGCAGTAACAGGTGAATATTTTAATAGATCAAGATACGTAACAGTTTCAGCAGTAAATCAACCAACTCCAAATTATTTTGATAACAATGGAATCGCAAAACCAGCTTTTGCAACTTATCTTCCATTAGCACAAGGTGGTTCATTTACAGGTGCTGTAGGTGATGTAAAAGCAGGCGCTAATTTCTATAATAATATTGATGCTTCTAATACTCAAGGTTTAGAAGGTGGTAACTATACTAACATGATTAGCTTATTAGCTAACCAAGATGAATACCAATACAATATATTAATGACTCCTGGTTTATATGATGCTGATTATACAGCTCAATGTACTCAGTTAATTAATAATACTCAAGGTAGAGGAGATAATTTATTAGTATTAGATTTAGTTAAATATGGTAAATTAGTTGCTGACGCAACTTCTCAAGCATCATCACGTAATACTTCGTATGCTGCTTCATATTGGCCATGGGTAATGATAATTGATCCTGACACGGGTAAAAACGTTTGGGTACCAGCATCTACCGTAATGGCAGGTGTGTTTGCTTATAACGATACAGTATCAGAACCATGGTTTGCACCAGCAGGTATAAACAGAGGTGGTTTAGGTCAAGTTATTAGAGCTGAGCAAAAATTAACACAAGCTAATAGAGATACTTTATACTCAGCTAAAGTTAATCCAATTGCAACATTCCCAGGAACAGGAACAGTAGTATATGGACAAAAAACACTACAAACTAGAGCAAGTGCTTTAGATAGAGTAAATGTTCGTAGATTATTGATTCAACTTAAATCATATATTTCTCAAGTAGGACAAAATTTAGTATTTGAACAAAATACTATTGCTACTAGAAATGCATTTTTAAGTCAAGTAAATCCTTACTTAGAATCAGTTCAACAAAGACAAGGTTTATATGCATTTAAAGTAATTATGGATGATTCAAATAACACACCAGATGTTATTGATAGAAACCAAATGATTGGTCAAATCTACATCCAACCTACTAAAACTGCAGAATTTATTTACCTAGATTTCAACATTTTACCAACTGGAGCAACTTTCCCAGCGTAAAAATTTAAAAAGTAAATATTTATAATAAAGCAATAAATAAAAAATAAAATGGCAGTATTAGATCCCAACGAAATATTTTTCACAGCGTTTGAACCAAAACAATCCAATCGCTTCATCATGTATATTGATGGTATTCCCTCATATGAAGTTAAAGGGGTAGGTGGTGTTAACGTAGCACAATCAAGTGTAGCTTTAAATCACATTAACGTTCAACGTTTTGTAAAAGGCAAAACTACTTGGGGACCAATTTCATTTACATTATTTGATCCAATTACTCCTTCAGGTGCTCAAGCTACTATCGAATGGCTTCGTTTACACCATGAATCAGTAACAGGTAGAGATGGTTATAGTGATTTCTATAAGAAAGACTTAACATTTAACGTATTAGGTCCTGTAGGTGATATCGTTTCTGAATGGATTATCAAAGGTGCAATGATTACTTCAATTAACTGGGGTGATTATAACTGGGATGATGACGGAACAGCAGTTAACATTGCCATGGAAGTACAACCAGATTATTGTGTATTGAACTTCTAATAAGAAATACAAATATTTTAAAGGAGAGCTTGGCTATGTCAAGCTCTTTTTTTATGTTGATATGTATTAACAAAACAAAGTTATTAACAAATAAAAATTATGACCGAATTTAAGTTTCCAAGTGAAATGGTTGATTTACCTTCTAAAGGTTTATTATACCCTGAAGGATCCACTTTAGCTTCTGGTAGTATTGAAATGAAATACATGACCGCAAAAGAAGAAGATATCCTCACAAATCAAAATTATATACGTAAAGGCGTTGTAATTGATAAACTCCTCCAATCATTAATTATTAGTGATATAAATTACGAAGATCTTCTAATAGGGGATAAAGATGCTATTTTAATTGCTTCTCGTATTTTAGGATATGGTAAAGAATATAAATTTTTGTTTTCTGGAGAAGAAATTGAGGTAGATTTAACTACTTTAAAAGAAAAACCTTTAGATGAATCTTTAATTCTTAAACCACGTAAAAATGAGTTTGAATATACACTACCTCATTCAGGTAATAAAATTACTTTTAAACTTTTATCCCAAAAAGATGATACTAACATTGATAAAGAGATTGAAGGTTATAAAAAAATAAGTAAAGAAGAAAATAAAGAATTAACTACACGACTTAAATTTATGATCCTTTCAGTTAATGGGGATAGTGAAAGATCAACAATAAATAATTTTGTAGATACAGCATTTTTAGCTCGTGATTCCAAATCTTTTAGAGACTATTACAACAAAATTAATCCAGGGATTGATACAAAAATCAAATATGAATTTTTAGAGGGGATAGAGGAGGACCTCGATATTCCGATTAATATGAACTTTTTTTGGCCTGACGCATGATTACAGATTTAATCTGTTTAGACAAATCCATGAAATAATATTCCATGGTAATGGAGGTTATGATTATGATACTATTTATAACATGCCTATATGGTTAAGGAATTTAACCTTTAAAATGATCCATGAACATTATGAATCATTAAATAATAAAGAAAAACCTGAAGACACTTGGGTTAAAGGTTCTGCTAGAGAAATAGCAAAAGAAAATAACAAAATTCAAGTACCAACATATGTTACAAGGGCATCAAAAAAATGATGCCCTTTCATATTTATTGACATATAATATACTTCTATGGCTAGTAATCAACAATATGATGATGCAATAAAACGCATAAAAGAACTAAACAATGAAATAAAACGTTTAGGTGGGGATGGTTTTGCTAATTTAGATAAATTAACTAAATCTTTTAATGGAGATATAACCTCAGCAAATTCCCAAATTAAACTCATGGTTTCTGAAGTTGATTCATTACGAAATGTATTTGATGATTTAGGAGATACTGTTAAGAATGCATTAGATGATTTAAAAGGTACAGAAAACGTCATTCAAGATATTAATAAAGGTTATAATAAATTTGAAAAAACAGCTAGAAAAGTAGCAGAACATAGAAGAGATGAAGAAGTTTTAACTGTAAAACAATTAAAAAATCTTCACAAACAACTTACTATTGAATTTGAATTATTAAAAGAGAAAAAAACATCTATTAGAAAAGAGTTATCTGATCTAAATAAAAAAGACAAATTAACTACAGCAGAACGTAAAAAACAAAAAAAGTTAATTGATTACTATAATGAAGTTACTTCAGCAGTAAAAGAAAAAGGTAGTTATTTACAAGAAATTGTTGATCTAACCAGTGAAGAAGTTCAAAAAGAAAAAGAACTTCAAAAAACTTTAGGAATTACAGGGCAATTATTTAAAGGAATAGCAGGTACTTTAAGTAAAATAGGAATTGAATCTGAATCAATAGATGAAATTTCTAAAAGTATGCGAACGGCTGCAAAAACAGGCAGTGGTTTTAAAGTTATAGGGGCTGCTGTATCAGGTATATTTAGTACTTTAAAAGATTCACTATTAAATGACCCAGCAGTACAATTAGCTGTTTTAGGTAAAATAGCAAGTACGTTATATACTATAGGTACTGAAACTAGTCTACAAACAGCAGAAATTGCTCGTAATTTAGGAGTTAGTACATCAACTGCAAAAAAGTTTAATTCACAAATGAGAGAGATATCAATGAACTCTCATGAAGTTGCTCAAACCATGCAACATACTAGAGAATCTAATGCGCAATTAAATGAGGCATTAGGTACATCAGTTGTATATTCTCAACAACAATTAGATACTCAAACAGCATTAGTACATAGAGCAGGTTTACAAGCTAGTGAAGCAGCTAAAATAGCCGAATATTCTATCCTTACAGGTGAAAGTCAAGAAGGTATATATGATACTATAGGTGGTATTAATAAAGGAGTATTAAGTAATAAAAAAGTATTAGAAGAAACACTTAGTGTAAGTGGTGCTTTACGAGCTAACTATAGAAACAACCCAGGTGAACTTGCTAGAGCAGTAACTCAAGCTCAAAAATTAGGTATGACTTTAGAACAATCTAAAAATTCAACAAGAGGATTATTAGATTTTGAATCTTCAATATCAGCTGAATTAGAAGCAGAATTACTAACTGGTAAAGATTTAAATTTTGAAAGAGCAAGAAGTTTAGCTCTTCAAGGTAAATCAGCAGAAGCAGCTGCTGAAGTTAGAAAACAAGTAGGTAGCTACACTGATTTCCAAAAACTAAATGTTATACAACAAGAAGC